GGCGCAGCGGCCCCGGGCATTCGAGCAGCGGGGTCAAGCCGGTGATGACGTGGCCGGCGAGGACGGGGCCCTGGGGGCCGACGCCGTCGTTGATCTCGAGCGTGAAGGCGTTCTCTGGATAGCGCGCCACGTTGTTGATGACGCGCTCGTCGGCGGTGCCGAGCGACTTCGAATCGCCGATGATGATCTGGACCTCGAGGATCTTCTCGTCTTCGCCGCCAAGGCCGCGCCAGGTGACGCGGCGATCGGGCGAGCTGAGCGCCGCCGGCGTGCCGGTGGAGAGGAGGCGGCCAAGCGACAGCTTTCGCGACTGGCCGTCCTGGGCGATGTCGATCAGTTCTTCGCCGGTGAGGCCGGCGGCGGGGGTGAGGTCGCGCTTCTTCACGCCGTAGCTTCCCAAGTCGCGTCGTCGTTGAGGGTTTCCCGGAAGGCCGCGAGCGCATCACTGTCGAGGGTGAGCGCCCGCGCCTCGAGCGCGTCGGACTGGAGGCGGATGCCGTCGATCAGCGCGCGGCGGGTGGCGATAGCGGCGATCTCGGCCGACTGCGCATCGTCGAGGGTGACGCCGAGCGCGGCGAGGGCGAGCGCCTGGCAGTCGTTGATCTGCCGCCAGAGCGGCGCGATGGCCTCGATGCGGTGGCGGGCGTGCTGCTTGATCAGGGTGACCACCGCATTGCGCTGCGCCTCGATGCCTGGCGCGTCGGGCAGGCGCGAGACGGGGCGGCCGTCGGGGCCGGGCTCGATGGTCGCGCCGGCGGCCTGGCGCGTGACCAGATAGGCGTGGCGTTTCGGCGTGATCGTGACGCAGTCGGCGGGGCGGTTGCGGCGGGCGAGCGGATAGAAGCCGCCGGTGCTGGGCGAATAATACATCAGGGCGCTCCCGGGCCGATGGCGACCCAGTCGACGGCGCGAAGGGTCCGGATGCCGTTCGGACCCTGGACGAAGAACTCGAAGCCGGTGGGGCTTCGGGCCTTGGTCTGGACCCAGACGTCGAAGAAATCGAGCGAGCCGGTGCCGGGCTCGACCGAGGGGGTGAGGAGGATGACGTAGGGCTCGGCTTCGAAGGCGATCGGGAAGGTGATCGGCACCGTGTCCCCCTCGTTCATCGAATTGGGGTAGCGGCCCCACTGGATCATCAGGCCGTCCGCCCAGGTCGCGTAGCCGCTGCCACCGGCGCTGGCCGGGTAGGCGGCGAGCAGCTGGGCGGGGGTGATCGCGGTCGCGTCGTTGGTACCGGCGCGGATCTGCGCGGGGGTGGCCTTGGCGACATCGATCGTGCGATCGGCGGCGAGGGTGCCGCCGCCGGTGGCGAGGCCGGAGGTCGCGACCTGGCGCGCGGCGGGGACGGCACCGATATCGGCAGGATCGAGGACGACGTCGCCGGTCTGGCCGTTGACCGAGCTGACCGCGACGGGAAACAGGATCTCGACCCAGTTGCCGAGCGTGGTCGCGGGCGAGGCCGAGAGGACGTAGGTCTTGCTCTCGTCGGTGCGGACCGCCCAGTCGCCGGGGTCGGCGGTGAGCGCGAGCATTGCGGCCTGGCTGGCGACGACGAAGACGTCGGTCAGCGCGAGCGCCGGCAGCTGGGCGGAGGGCACCTTGCCGCCGGCATCGAGGCTGGCGACGCCGTTGGCCGCGCCGCGCGTTGCCTTGAGCAGGAAATCGTTCAGCCGATCGCCGAGGGTGGCGGGGGTGACGGCGCGGGCCGGATCGGTGCCGGCGTCGACCTCGGCCTGGGTCGCGAGCTCGAGCACGCCGGCGACGGTGGCGCTGGCGGGCGGATAGGCGAAATTGGTGTCGCCGAAACTGACCAGCATCGCGTCGCCAGAGCAGAGCTGGATGTCGAGCGCGAGTACGAAGGCGGCCGCCGAGCCCTTGGCGAAGATGGTCGAGAGCTGGCCGTAGGTCGCGAAGAGGGTGCCGTCGTCGAGATAGAGGCCGAAGCCGCGCACCGTGTAGACGCCGCTGCCCGCCTCGGTGACGGTGAGGTGGATGGTGCGATCGTCGACAGCGAGCCCGGCGACGGCGTCGACGCGGAACATCTCGCCGGGAAGCGCGGTGAGATCGGCGCTGGGGACAAAACCGAGATTGGTCAGGCCGACCTCGGTGATGGTGATCGAATCGATCACGCCGTTCTGCGCGTCGACCAAAGCGGCCAGGCCGGCATCGGTGAGGGTGAGCGGGGCGTTCGGCATCTAGACGGCCTCCATGTCGAAACGGATCAGGCCGGCAGGGCGCGCGTGGCATTCGAGCTCAAGGCGGGTGTCGGCGGCGATGCGCTGGACGATTCGCATGTGGGACGAGGCGCGCTTCACCCGGGCGACCGCGCGCGCGACGCTGTCGACGATCACCGCGGTGGAGAGCGGGCCGGCTTCGGGATCCCAGGGAATGACGATGTCGAAGGTGTGGGGCGGCCCCGGCGGGTTCATCTGGAACCATTCTTCCAGAACAATGCGCTCGGGTTCATTGGCATCGAACACCGCGAGCACCGCGTCGATCGCCGCCGGGGTGGCCTTGTGGCGCTGGACCTCGATAGCGTCGGCGACGGCCTGGCGCTTCTGCGCCTCGGTCCAGTCGGGCTCCCAGGCGTCGGTCGACAACGCCCAGGCCAGCCAGGGCAGCAGCGCCGCCGGGCAGTCGGCGGGGCTCCAGAGGTCGAGGATCGGGCAGGGCACCGCGCCGACGCGGGCGGTCACCTGTTCGATCGCGCGCTCGAGCGGGGTCGAGGCCGGGGGGAGCAGGCTGGCGGCTTCAGTCATGGGGTCAGTCATCAGTGTAGCCCGCGACGGTAATGTCTGCGCCGGTGCAGAAGGCGGCCTGGAGCTGGGTGACGACGACGTCAGCCGCCGGCGCGGCGAGCGCGACGCGGTGGACGCCCTCGACCTGCAGCGCGGCGGTGAGGCCCGAGACGGTGATGTCGCGGCCAAGCTTTCGCGAACGGTTGAGATAGGCGGTCAGGCTCGCCTCGGCCGCGTCGACGACGACGCTGGTGTCGGGACCGTGGTAGAGGGTGAGCGCGGCGGCGACGGCGAAGGTGACGATCTCGGCTGACTGGACCGAGACCAGGTCGCTTTGCGGGCGAACGGGGCGGCTGTTGACCACCGCCTCGACGGCTTCGATCAGCTCGGGGCCGGCCTCGCCATCGCCATCGCGCGCGAGGATGGTGACGACGATCTCGCCGGGTTCGGGGCTGGTGCAGCTGGCGGCAAGCACGCCGGCGTCGGCGGAGAGCGCGTGGTAGACGTAAGCGTCGCCGGGGCCGGCGACCGAGAAGCTCTCGGGCGCGAGGATGACGCGCTGACGCAGGGCCTCGTCCGATTCCATCACGGCGGCCGCGCCGGTTTCCTCATTGGCGGGTGTGATGGTGAGGCGGGCGACGCCGACCAGGGCGGCGAGCTGGTCGAGATCCGCGCCGGCGGCATAGGCGAGCATCACGCCGCGCGCCGCGTCGTTGACGCGCTGGCGGATGAGCAATTCGCGATAGGCGCAGACCTCAAGCAGCTTCATCGCCGGGTCGCTTTCGACCAGCGCGTCGAAGAGATCGGGGCCGAGGCGCGCCTGCAGATCGGCCAGCATCACGGCGAGAATGGCCTCGAAGCTCAGCTGCTCGACGATCGCCGGCGCGGGCAGGCGCGAAAGATCGATCGCGGTGGAGCTGGTATCGGCCATGCCGGCCATGTCGCCGCCGGAGTTGGGCGGGCGCGAGCGGGGGGCGTTGTCGGATTGGCTTCCGACAAAGCAGCCGACAGCTGCGCTAACTCTCAGCGGAAAAATGGAGCCGGTCTCCCGGCTCCACCAGTATTGCCCGGGTGGGGGTGGGAGACTGACCCGTCCAATGCAAAAAGTTCAAGGGGGCGGGTTGTTCCGTGGGATGCGGCTTCCGACCCTCGATGGGGCGGCGGCCCCATACCCGCCTTCGCCGCCCCGCCTCGGTGTGGGCACCCCGAGGAACGAGCAGCATACTCGTTTGTCGGAGCCAGCCAACTCATCTCATCCAAATTGATGCACCGCTGGCGGAACGACCGGTGAGACCTGGCCGCTATCCTATTACGATCCTCGGATCGGATGCCCCTGCGACGGCAGTCCACCAATCGGCTAGGAGACGTGCGTGAGCATCTACAAGTTCTATCACTTGAATTCCGACGGCCGCGTCATCCGTGCAGAAATCGTAGAAGCGCAGCATGACCAGGCAGCCATAGATATGGCGAAAGAACGCAACGCCGATATCGAGGTGTCAGCTGGCGGCAAAATCATTGCTACCGCGAAGAGAGCGAAGAAATGAGAAGCCACCGGGCGTCACATTGAAGTTGGTGCTCAATCGACGTGTTGGACGTATGGATACTCTGAACTCACAACCTTGATCGCCGCTGCGATCGCTGTAGCGTCGGCTCCCGAAGCCATCCGGATCGACCAATTGCAGTGACTGCTGGTGTCTGATCGGTCAACGATGACCTCGACAATCCAGTCCCGCCATCGTGCAATGGACGTGTCGGTGACGCCAGCCAAATGTGTTATCAAAATGGACCGTAGTTCTTCGGGTGTGGGAATCGTCGTGGGCATGCCTTCAGGACTTATTGTTTTTGCGCTTGGCTTGGATTGATCTGCTATTATTAACAGAGTCATTCCGCCAGCGGAACCAGTCGTTCCATCGCATTTAACAGCGGCATATCCCAATAGCAGCTAATCGAGCCTGTTGCCGGCGCTGCCAACGTTAAACGATCCTGTGATCTAACGGAGAAAGACCATCGCGCCGATGAGCAGCACCCATAGCCCCAAGCTAAGAAAAAAAATGATGCGCAAGCGAAGGGTCAGGGGGGATTTTTCGATAATCGGTTCAGGAAGTTCCTGGAAGAGGGGAGCAACCTGGTTGTCGGTCGCACCCAAAGCCGTCAGTTGCTGCATTGTAAGAGGTCGGGCAAATTCAGCAGCTACAAACCGTCCGTCGGCCCTTGCGACCCTGGCCATCACCATTCCAACGCCTGGCAAACCCGCTGAGAATTCGGTGCCAGGAGCCAGAACGATCGAAGTTTCAAATAGCAGCCCGCTCCGAGAGATATTGACTACTACGGCGTCGACCGGATCCCCACGGTCTGCGCGCATAGTGGCTGAAGTTTGCGTGACGATTCTGGGAAAGGCCCTCCGATCAGATGAATGGAGGATCAGTGAAGTGGCGATACGCAAACTAGGTTCCATTCATTCGCTCAGGCCACTCGCACTCAAGCGGTATCGAAGAAAGGATCGACATCTCCCATTCTGCACCGATCCTCAAGCCACTGCAATCGAGCGATTCGTACCTTGACCCTATGCCACCTCAGGACGGCCGGCCAATCACTCGCCGCAGTCGCAATGTTGATCTGCGCGAGCACGTGATGGAGGGCCTGCCCGCCTTCGGAAAGCATCACCCTGTCCGCGATTTCCCTGATCTCGCCGTAAGTGTGGGGCAAATCCAAGCTCCATGATGATCTGTGCATGATATACGATCAACGGATCGGCCAGTTCCACCATAACTCTGATATAGCATTGTTTTAAAAAGAATTAACCATTTGGGCCCATGCTAATGTCGCCATTGGGGAAGCCCTAGATGTACCATGTATTTGATTCGCTCGTCAGCCAAGAGAATTGGACGGATGGGAAGCCTCGTGATCTCGGAAAGTTTTTCGAGGCGCTGGCTGTGGTGGCGAACCTGGGCGACTTCTCGCCAGATGCGATGGGCTGCTACATGATAGATAAACGTGGTACCGAGAACGGCTTGGGGGTTGCGACCATCGAATGGATCGATGCCAGAGTATCCGTCTAGCTTAGCCCTTCCGCGCGCTCGTTCAGCGCAATAGTCCACGGCTTTGGCCAATCCGCCGTTCATTCGAAGCACCAGTCGCGCGACTGCGCGCTTTTCCGACTCACTTGCCATGGTCTGCTCCTCATCGAGTTCCCCGACCTGAACTCAGATAACACACGGAGCAGTAACAAGTTTATTGATGTTCGCTCAATCTAAGTGGGCCAGCACCGCGTCCATGACCGCCGCGCGATCGTCGGCCGACCAGCCGAGCAGCTGGCGCATTGAATAGGTGACCTCGGGCGCGTTGCTTTCCCGGCTGACCCGGTCGCGCAGGCCGCGCTGATGGACCAGGGCGATGCGGGCGGTGGTGCCGGTGAAACCGACAGCGACGCCGTCGTCCTCGATGCGAGTGAGCAGATACTTCGCCTGGCGCAGTTTCCGGAACATCCGCAGATTGTCCGCGCGACGGCGTATCGTGCCCGCGCGGGCGCGCAGGCGGGGTTTGCGCGGGGCGTAGGGGGTGCCGTCGGGGTTCTGTTGGCGCGCGATGCGATCGGCCTGGCCGCGCCGCATCAGGATCGCAAGCTTGCGGGCGAGATCGCGGCGGCCGCGATCGTCGAGGCTTTCGATCAGACCGGCGATCCACGGTTCGATCGCGTCGAGATCGGCCATCAGCCGTCGCCGGCGGGGAGCGCGTCGATCGGATCGGGGAGGAGCCGCTCGCCGTCGCGCCAGATCTGGCGAAGGCGGATATCCGGCGTGACGCCGCCGAGCATCTCGTCGATCGGCGGCTCGGGCAGGTGGACGAGGTCGTGACCGCCGCCGGGGCGGGGCACGAGGCGGACCGCCTCG